CAGTTGACGAGAAACTAAACAAACCAGAAGCCATCGAGCGATTTCACGAGGTGGGGGCATTCCAAGTGCGGAACATTCCAGACCACATCGAAACGATTATCATACCATGTGGCTCATGCAATTCAGTTGTATCAATTTTGTATGGACTGGCATTGCACACACCCAAGTCATTGAAGAATATTGTACTGATGGGAATCGGAAATAACGGCTCAAAGAATCTTGGGTACATACCAAAACGTCTGGGTACAATCAGTGATGTCATAGGTCTGAAAATTAATTCAAAGTTCGACATGACGTCAATCGGATTTGGCACACCATCTGGCTCCGAGCCAAAATTGAAAATACATCATTTCAACTTGAACGGAAGTGGATTTTGTCGGTACGAGGATTTGATGCCATACAAGATTTCTAGCATAGAATTTCACCCAAGATATGAAGGCAAGTGCATCAATTACATCATGGCGAACAGAGATAAATTTGCACAATTTTGGAACGAAAAAACACTATTTTGGATAGTAGGAAATGAGCCAAAATGGGTATAAAGTGCTGAAATGTTAAAATGGCATTTAAACGCCAAAAGAGTTAATTTAAGCAACTTTCCACATTCTGCTAATAAACGTGTTATAGAAATTGAGAAGTCAAGAACACCTATTGGAACGAGGGCTGGAGAAGGGCAAAAAAAATAAAGTTAAAGTATGGAGATAGGTAGATATTGCCAACTAAATGGCATACAAGAGGTTACAGATTTGCAGATGGGGATGGACTTTAGAAAGCCAGAATATAGGCGAGAAGTATTCCTCAGATTTTACGAATTTCACCTCAAATACATGGCTCATGCTGGGGCAATTTATTACACATTTCCGCACATTTTTGAGCAGTACAAAATGACCGATGAGCAGAAATTATGGTTCGCATTCATCAACGGATGCTCTCAGAATGTGGTCACAACGTACCTCATCTGGCTGAAATTTCCAAACATCGAGGAGGTCAAAATTGAAGAATTGTCAAGATATTTTCGGGGTAATTACACCAGATTTGGGTGGGACACAGATAGGAGATATGTCAAAAATCAGTTCGAGGACGTGGTTAAAAAATACATCGAACTTTTGGATGGGCGTAAACAGTCAGAGTTATTCGCACCATACCTTAGGTCTGAAAACAAGTATAAAAACTTTGACCATCTCTGGGATTTCGTGATTGAAAACTTTTACCTATTCGGTAGGTTAGCCACATTCTCATATCTTGAGTTCTTACGACTGGCTGGTCTGAATATTGATTGCTCTCAACTATTTCTCGATGACATCAGTGGCTCCAAGTCGCACCGAAACGGACTATGCAAAGTTCTGGGGCGTGATGACCTTGACTGGTACAAGAATGATGTCAAGTATACCGATGAGGTAATTGACTGGCTCAAGAAGGAGGGTGAGATATTACTCAATGAAGCCAGAGAGCGATTCCCACATGAGGACGTATCATACTTCACTCTGGAAACGACTTTATGTTGCTACAAGTCATGGCATAGACCGAATCGTAGGTACCCAAACGTGTACAACGACATGTTCCATGACCGAATCAAGGTGGCTGAAAAGAACTGGGAGGGTACTAAGCAATTCAAGATATTTTGGGAGGCACGTAAAGAGAAATTACCATCAAGGCTACGATTAGAATCTAATCAAAAAGACATGGGGGTAAATCCAATGAAGCAGAACCACTATCTAAAAACTGGTCAAGTTATTATGATGGACGGTGATTGGGAGTGCTTTGATAATTTGTACAACAATTACATACGATAGGATGGGCAAGAACATACTTTTAATAGGCTCCGCTGGAGTAGGCAAGACATGGGTGATGAAATCCATAATAAATAACTTTAAATGCGAGAGACGGCAGAAATATGGCAAATTCTACTTTCACCTTTCAGACACTCTGGTGGTGGTGGGTAAGTATGATGGCTCCATGTTCGAGGGTAGCGATAGGCTCTCAATGAGCGTGATTACTGACCTCGATGGATTTCTGGCACTTACAGAAAATAAAGTAGTAATTTTGGAGGGTGACAGATTCACAAATAGCAAGGTGATAGCCAAGGCAAAACCAATCATCATCAAGATAATGGGTGATGGGCTGGTGGGGAGGCTCAAACGAGGCTCAAATCAAACCGAGCGACATTTGAAGTCAATCACAACACGAGTAAACAACATACCAATGACAGATAGCGACTATGTGGCGTTCAACTCCACTGAGGCACTGGAAATAATAACTAAAATCATTCAAGGCGATGGGAAAAATATTTAATAGAATCAAACAGTCACTAATGCACTCCACCTCTAAGGTAAGATGGATGCTATTGACAAAGACAGAACGCAAGATGATGGGCATCTCTGCAAGTATAACAGAGGAATACACAAGGTCAAGGGCATTCCGTAGGGAACTGGCTGGTACACCTCTGGGGGACATGATAAAGAACACACTAAAAGATTGGTGATATGAAACGCAAGGAGACAAGAACTGACACACAAAAAAATGCAATGCTTCAAGCACTCCAGTCATCACTGGGGGTGGTATCGACTGCATGTAAGAATGTAGGCATCTCAAGGCAGACGCACTACGAATGGATGAAGGAGGATATTGACTATGCCTCCAGCGTAAAAGACCTCGAGAACGTCACTTTGGATTTCGCTGAATCAAAACTACACGAACTCATCTTTGAGGGCAATGTGGCATCGGTGATATTCTTTCTCAAGACCAAAGGGAAGGCACGAGGGTACGTTGAAAGGTCTGAGATTGACCTAAGCCATGCCAAGCCAGATTTGTCTGGTCTGACCACCGCTGAGTTACTTGACATGATTAAAGAATAGCGATGACAAAAGAGGAACGCAAAGAGTACGTCAAAGAGTACCTACGTCAAGAACTGGCTCGTAGAGATTTCTGGTACTTTTGCTTGTACTACGATAAGGATTTCTATCAGTCACGACCATTCCTAAAGGACATCGCATTGGCGTTCCAGAAGGTAGAAGAAGGAACGATAAAGTCACTGAGCGTATCGATGCCACCAAGGGCTGGAAAGAGTTACATCACATCGTTATTTTGTGCATGGACTCTGGGGCGCAATCCAACTGAATCCGTTATGCGTAATACGTGTACGGCAACGCTATACCTCAAGTTCGCATATGACGTAAGAGCCGTCATCAAGTCGGACGCATACAAGCAGATATTTCCAGACGTCAAACTATCGGACGATAAGAAGAATCTACAAGGCTGGAACACCAATCAGTCAAAGCAAGTAGGGTACTTTGGGGCTGGGGTAGGAGGAACCATCATCGGATTTGGTGCCACAAAGGTAGCCATCACCGATGACCTTTACCGAGGTATTGAGGATGCTCTGAGCGATACCACCAATGACCGCATTCAACAATGGAAGCAGTCAACACACGATAGCCGATTTGAATCTGGGTGCGCACGTATTGACATTGGTACACGCTGGTCAGTACGTGACGTGATAGGTACGGCGATGGCAGATGGGGTGTATGAGGAGTCAGTAATTGTATCAGCACTTGACAAGGACGATAGGTCATTCTGTGAGTCGGTAATGACCACTGAGGAGTATCACGATAAGAGGCTTCGGACGGCTAAAGAAATCTGGTTAGCGGAATACATGCAAGAGCCAGTTGACGTATCTGGACGACTCTTCTCAAATCTGAAACTGAGGGACACAGATGAGGTGGCTTCAATCATCAATGCAAACAAATCTGAGAGCAATCCGACTGGTATCGATGGGGTACTCGCATACATCGATGTTGCTGACCAAGGTAATGACTATCTGGCGATGGCAGTATGCGCACTCGTGAGGGAGGAATTGTACATCGTGGACTATGTATTCACAAGGGACAACACTGACATATCGATGCCGTTATGCGCTGGGCTTCTCAACAAGTGGAAAGCCTCGTATTGTAGGGTAGAATCCAACTCCATGGGAGCCATGTTCGCACGTAACCTCCAGCGACTTACACCCAACACAAAGTTGCTTCAAGTTCACAACACGACCAATAAGGACACGAGGATAATTATGCAGTCCGCTTGGATTCAAATGAAGATGAATTTCGTACTCACTGGCGATGCTCATCAGCACCAATTTGTGGCTAATATACTGGGGTATAGCAAGGAGGGTAAGAACAAAAATGATGATGCACCCGATTGCGTGGCTGGACTTTCTATATTTGTTCAGTCGATGTTTAAACATTTATCTTGACATATCAAAATAATTTATAGTAACTTTGTAAAAATTGATGCGTATGAATCTTAATTTTTGGGAAAACTTTTTTGGAGTAAATATAACGTCACTGGACTCTGGGCGTTACATCGACCAAATGCGCAGATTATTCCCAGCGCAGTCACAAATCTGGGGTAAGAAAGATGCCGTATGGGTGGACACTCAAGACATCTGGAAGTTGTTTATTGAAATCCCAGAATTAAGAGCAGTCATCAACAAGAGAGCATCAATGATGGCTTCCAACAAACCATGCCTTTACAAGGATGATAAGGAGGTCGAAAGTCACTGGCTACTTGAGTTAATCAACAAGCCTAACGCCATTCAATCATGGTCTGACGTGGTCTACACGATGTCAGTGCAAGATGCACTCTACTCAAACACATTCTGTTATGCTCCAGCGAGGGTAATGGGAGTGCGAAATCTATTCGTACCGCTACCAGCCAACAAGGTGAAGATGAGTCTATCTGGCAAGAAGTTAAAGCAAATGGATGCCAATGACTTGATTGACGGCTTCAAGTTCAAGTACGATGA